CTTGTCGCAAAATTTTGCATCGTCCTTTAATTCGTTTCCGCAATGTGGACATTTCATAAACATACACTCTCCTTAATAAATTTGTTAGTGTATGTTACATTTTATCACTATATATTAACATTGTCAAGAATTTTGTAGATACAGCGAAATTTATGTACAAATTTACAGATTAGCAAAAAAGTTTTGAAATTCTGCAAGAACGGTGTTCATATCTTCGTCTGAATAGTGCTTTACATTCCTTGACCGCCATTTGTTGCGGATTTTATGCTGTGACGAAGTAAAGTTTTTCAAGACCTCTTTGTCGGTTTCAAGGCGAATTTGAACCGTTCTTGCAAGCGGTGTTTCGGGTCCTAAGCCTTGCAGAAGTGAGCAGAACTCATTCCAACTCATTTTAGCAAAATCCTTTGAATAAATGCTGACCCCGTACTCCGAGCGAAAGCTCGACACGATTAAATCAAAGTCATCAATCAGGTCGTAGCCGGGGTCTGAGCTTCCCCCTCGTCAGTCAAATCGCCTGTTGCAATTTTGGCAGATTCGCTGATAAGGACGTTAAAATCGTGCATATTCAGCTTTAACTTTTCAATCTTTTCTCTCTCGGATTCATCAAAAAGAAGATGATACATTTCGATAACATCTTTGCTTTTACCGTTGCCGTCCTCAAAAAGTGCCGCAACTTTGAGCATTGAAACTGCGTCATTGTTGATTGCAAGGTCAACATTTTTAACTCTGACACTCGGCTTTTCCTCAAAATTAAGTTTGTCTGTAATATCAATTAACTTTGACATAATCGTTCATTCCTTTCATTTTTTAAGCGGCTGCTGTATATACCGGCTTGCCGTTTGACATAACTTCAAATTCAAGCGGAGCAACACCCGTGCTTGCGCCTGCACCGTTTGATGTAACGGATACAACTGCGTTTTTAAAGAGGGCGGTTGAGCCGTCGGGGAAGGTCCACATAAACGGAACTTCTACCTTTCTGCCGTTTTCAAATGACAATGCGGCAATCTGGTCGTTACCTGCGTCACCGATTGTACGCTTACCCTTTACCGAAATTGTGATTGACTTAGCAGTCATAAGCCTTGACTTCCAGCCCTCGTTTTCAAAGGCTGTCCATTCCTCGACACCGTTGTCAAATGCAACGGAAAATTCTTCGCAGTTAGCAATATTTGTCGTGGCGGATTCTGTCCCTGTCTTGCCAACCGCAAACTGATTTTCATAGCACGGGAATACTCCCGATTCAACTTTTGCCATAAAATTACTTCCTTTCGTAATAAAATTTAACTTCAATGACCTGCTCATACACACCCTTGTCGTCTGTTCCCACATCAACGGGTTCTTCCGTGAGCAGTTCGATTATATAGATTTTGTGTTCCTTAATTTCAACTTTTTTAATGCCGTAAAGCGTTTCGTAAAGTCTGCGTGCAAACTCCTCGGTTTCTCTTGCGTTGTCGGTGTAATGGATAAGCAAAGACACGCTTATTGTATCGTAGGTGCTTTCACCGCCGATTGCCCTTGTGGGTGTTCCCGACTGCTTTAATGAATACACACCGATTGACCTGTCCTGCTTGTTGTCAAGCTTGCCGATGTAATAATGCTCGGCTGAGGTAACGCTTTTGAGCCAATCTCTGATGTCCGATAAGTAAATCAAAGTCCTGCTTCCTTTCTGTATAATCTCACAAATGCCCGACTGCAAAAATTCTGCCGTGTACCGCCCTCAAGCCACGGTGAGAACCATTTACCGCCGGCGGCAATGTTTTCCTTACGGCTGAAATTATACTCGGGATGAAAATACAACCGCCTTGCATACGGAGTGCTTGACACGATTTTAACCGTGCCGTTCCAACTCTGCGCACAATCTTCAAAGGTATTTTCGTTCTGAAGATTACCCGTATCAAACGGCATTACCTGCGTGTTTTTCACCTGTGTAAGAAGTGCGTTACCTGTCTGTTCAAGAGCCTGTTGCTTTGCCCTATCAAGCTGTTTTACAACAGGCATATTGAGTTTGATTTTTGATGATACTGAAAATCCCATTAAATCACATCCAATTCCGTAAAATTAACTTTGCCGTCAGGGTTGAGGTGTTTTGTACCCTGTACGATGTTTCGTTTTACGCCGTCAAGGATTACAAAGCCACCGCTTAAAGTGGGGCTGTCGGGAGCAATGTCGCCGTCAAAAAGCAAGACAGCCGACACCTGAACAGTTTTCTGCTCTTTGGTATAGACCGTCTTTGCCTTTGACTGCACATTGCATACAGCATTGCCTCCGCAGCGGAGATTTGACGGATAAAGATTTTCGGAGGGATACAGGTTTTTGCACTCAAATGCGATAACAGGAGAGCCGTCCTCGGTTATTCCCTCACCGTAGATTGTGACCTCGACAGGAGTTTTGCAAAACTGCTTTTTTACAAGTGACGGAAATTTCACGGTTTTCACGCACCTTTCAGATTGCAGGATAACAAAGTCCTGTTGATTTTAGCAACGCATAGAGGTCTGCAGGAATTGCCACTCCGCTGATGCACATTAAGTTCCAGCTTGCACCAAATTCCATTGATGTGCCGTTGATTGAATAGCTTTTCAGGTAGGAAGAAATCATATCGGCATTTTCTTCTTCAAAAGCAGTAAGTCTGCTATGCACTCTGCCGATGATTCTCTTCTGCATTTCCGAAAGTTTTTCAAAATCAATGCGGTTAAAAGTCAGAACATCAATGTGTTCGGCAGAGATAATACTGTTTTCATCTCCACCCTGATGTTCAATGTAATCGGCATACATTACGCAACCGCCGTTGTGTCAACATCGGCATAAATGCTGTCAATTTTGCCGTCCTTGCCGTTCGGGAATACGAATGTGTCGGAAAGTGAACGGTTCTGATAGAGCCAGCCGTCACCCTCTGTGTGTGAGCCGGGAGCAAAGAAGTAAATGCTTGAAATCTTCGGAACAGTCTTGCAGGTTTCACCGCAAGCAACAAGAACATTGATTTTGTGAGCGCCTGTTGCAGGCTCAAAACCGCCGTCATCGGGGTTAAAGTTGAAGTTATCGTAGAAACGCTCATCGTCAATAACCTCGATGATAGGGCAACCGTCAATCTCGGTCACTCTTGTTTCAATGCCGATACCGCCCTCTGCAATCTGTGTAAGCTCAATCTTACGAGTGAACTCTGTTGACTGTTCAAGGCAGTCCATAATGTGAGATGTCACATAGGCAACAAGTGTGCCTCTTGCCTTGTATCTGCGGAGCTTGCCGGCAGAGAGAATTGTTTTGAGCTTTGAATAAGCGTTCTCCTTAGTCCACTCCGATGTCTTTGTTGAAGAATGATATCCGTCTGTTGCCTGAGCCTTTGTTGCAACCTTCGAGAAGAAAAGTGCGTCTGTTTCGGGAGCAACCTGTGTCTGTTCAAATGTCTTTGAAATGTTCTCAACGCTTGCAGTCGAATTTGTTTCATCAACATCTGCCTTGTCAACGAGAAACTCAATATCACGGTCGTGTTCGCAGGTGAACGGAACATCGGTCTGAACATACTTGCCCTTGTTCCAACCGCCGTTGCGATTGTGGTTCTTGAAGCCTGATGTGCTCATCTGTGTGAAGTGGAAAGTTCTTGCGCCAACCCACTTTACATTTGAAGTGATGAATGGTGATGTGAGTGTGCCCTGAACGAGAATTTCAAGCAGGTCAGGGCTGAACTGCTCGGCATAGTTATTTGTGTTTGCCATAATTTTTCAATCCTTTCTTTGGTTAAATATTAAATCTGTTCCATTTTTTGGTAGGAACATTTGCCTTTGGTTTTGTACCGTCCGATGTACCGTTGCCGTCACCGCCGATTTTCTTAACTCCTGTGCCGTTCTCGGCAGGTTTGCCCTTGAGTGCTGGGATATCGTCAAGCACCTTTTTAACAGCCTCTGTCAGCTTTTCCGCATTGACCTTGCCGTCTGTCACAGCCTTTGAAAAGTCTGCAATTTTAAGCACATACGGAACGGTTGCAATGTCAACGCCCTGTTTTACGGCTTCGAGGGTTGCCGATTGGTTGACTTCTGCCATAAGTTTTGCGTTGTTTGCGGATTCAACTTCCGACTGCATTTTTGCAAAGTCGGGAGTGTTCTTGGCTTTCTGCTTTTTAAAAGCACCGATAGCCTCTTTCATCTCATCGGCTGACAATCCCTGTTCCTTAAAATATGACTTCAAAACGGTGTCCTCTGTCACGCTCTGTTTGCCTGTAATAAGGCTTGCGAGCTTGTCATAATCAAAGGCAGGAGCGTTTCCCTGTGGAGTTCCCTGCGGTGCAGGTGTCGGTTCATTGGGGGTTGGTGTTGGATTTGGTTCTGCCATTTTTTTCATATCCTTTCAGTTTTTCGGGTGTCTCCCGTAATCAGTTTATAGAGTGTCTCTCTGTTTCAGTTTTGCACGGTGTCTCCCGTAGTTTAATGTCTTCGGACAATAAAAAAGCACCTTACATATTCGTAAAGTGCTTAATCTGCTTTTTCTGTTTTAACTGCTTTGGTTCTCGGCTTTTTGGGAGCGTCAGACTTGACCTCTTCTGCAAAACCGCCGTCAATGAGTTCCTTTGCTCTCTGCTCGGAGCATTCAAAAACTTCATTCACAGGTCGGGTTACATAGCCGTTCTGTTTATCATTAAATGATGTTGTTACTCTGATTTTCATTCTGTCACCACCTTTCTAAACTGGTCGAAATCGACGGGTTTAACTGTTAATCTTTACTCTTAAATGTAATCGGTAAAATCTGTTTAGGCAGGAAGTTAATTTCATAACGGTATTTGTCCACTTCTGCACCGCTTATGTCCTCTACAACATACATAGTTTCATCATTAAGACCTATGATATGCTTTTTGTATTCACCCTTGCCCGTTTCGCAGACAACCTCAATTTGGTTATCGTCATTATCGACCTGTAATGAAAAAGCGGCAACAAGTTCAAATGACGGCTTATCGGTTCTTGTGTTAATAACCGTAAGCCTGCGTATCACATTGAAATTGTCTGCTTCCTGCGAAACATTGTACGATACCTGCGTTGCCTCGGTACAGCCCACAGTAAACAGTACGATTGTTGCAATCATAACTACCATAAGTACAATTGCTAAAATTCTTTTTCTCATAGTATCAAACCTTTCTTTGATTAATAATAAAAAAGCACTCTGATTTTTCAAAGTGCTGATTTGATGTATTTAGTTCTGTTACGGCAAGTTAAAAAGTCCGAAAACAAGCCGTTTTTCTTGCTCTGAACATATTCTCGGCAAGTTAAACAACAAAACCGCCCTTTTTACGGAGCGGTTAGCTTTTGTTTCTTTGTTTTTCAAGTTCTTTAATTATTTCGTCAAGACGTTTTGAAGCTTCTTCGTTAGAACCATCTAAAACAGATTTGTTTATTTCTTCCATTCAAATAAACCTCCTTCTTGATGTTTACTTAAAAATTTATCAATAACCTTTCTGTATTCACTATCAGAACCTGTTTTTATCCTCTTTTTTCCCATTCGTTGTAACTCTGTTAAAAGTGATAGTCTGTCGTATCCTTTCAACTTTGTTAATACTTCAATGTTGCCATCGTTTTTCACAATAGTAAATGTTTTTATACTATCATTCTTAATAAATTCGATAATATCATTTAAAGAATAACTGCTGTTTCTCGGGTGATTGTGCATAACAAATAAATCTTTGCCTTGAAGTGCTGATCCAAAATCTATTTTTTCATCAGTTCCTTTAATAGGCTCTGTAATCATTTTGGACACATCATTTTTTAACACGAAGGCAACTTCTTTATTTTCATTTTGTTCTTTTGAAAATTTCAAAAGCTCCTTGTGTTGTTTTTGAATTTCCAAACACTGCTCTTCTGTATAACCTTCAATATCAACTTTAGGAATACAACTGATAGCTTTATCGGTTATCGGAGTAATAGGCTTTTTACTTTTCTCTTTTATTATACCACTTTTACCCGATTTTGCAACAGATTCAGCGGTGATTTTATTAACACTCTCTGCTTTTTTCGCCTTTTCTTCAAGCATATCAGCCCTATCGTGCCACTCATCGGCTCGGGTTTGGGCAATGCGTTTATTGTCCTCGTCAAGACTGTATTCGGCACGGCGGTCAAAGCGTTCTGCCTGTCGCTGTGCATACTGCTGTTTTTCCTCAATTCCTCGCTGACGGTCAAGCTCTTTGATTTCATCTTTAGACAACGGTGCGTCCAAATCATCAAGTTCGGGATAATATGTACTTGTGCTGTCCTTACATCTCGGATGAAACAAACCGTTCTTGATTGCGGTTGAGAGAAGCGGATAGTTTCCGTCTGACTTTTTGCCGTTTGAATAAACATCGTCAATAAACACCTTGCCGATATATTTTGCACAATCGGGGCAACCGCCCTGTCTTGAGTTCACAACAACGAGGGATACTCCCCATTCGGCTCGCTTTTCGCCCTCACCACGCAGATAGGCTCTTTTGTTGGCTGTTTTAACCGCCATATCCGCATAATCCGAGAGCGTATGCCTTGCACCGTTTTTGTATTCCACACAATTAAGACCTGCGTTGAGCATATCTTTGCAGGCGATATCAACGGCTTTTTCGTATGTAACCGCACCCGTGTTCATTGCAACCTGTGCGTTAAAAATCGCCTTGCGGTACTTGTCGTTGCTCATACGCAAAACTGCCGTTTCTGCCCTCTTTAAATCGTCTGTGGTCGATTTTATGAGTGCGTCAAGTTTACGGTCATTCACCTTAAAAAACTCGGCTGTGCTGTGTGCTGACGGCTTTTTCGGGGCTTTGAAACCGTCCTTGACAGCTTCAAGAATTTCTGCCTCCTGACTTGCATTTCCGTCAGCTTTGGCGGTGCGAATCATCTCTTCAACCTTACTGTTAATGGTTTTGAAACGCTTGCCGAATTTCTTTGCGTTGTGCTTGCGGTACTCTTCAAGACTTTTGAGCTGTTCAGCCTGCCATTGTGTCCAGTTGTAACCCTCTTTGGTTTCTTCGGCTCTGTGACGGCTGAAATTTCTCATCATGCTGTTAATCAGTTCATCTTCGATTTTTTCAAAGGCTTCTCTGATATTGTAATCACTCATTGTTTACCTGTGTATCATTCTGTTCGGGATTGCTTTCGGTTTTTTCTGCATTATTTTCCGCATTTTCTTCATCATCTGCGTTATTGTCAGGTTCTTCTGTGTCGGTAAGGTCCACATCGTCAAGCTCCGATTTTTCTTCTTCGCCTGCAATGCCCTGTTCTTCCTTAATTCTCTGCACCTCTTCGGCTTTCCAATCCTCCGACTTGCTGTCGCCGTAAAGCTCGTCAACCGAGGTTTCAACTGACATCAAACCGCCCTGTCTTGCTTTTGACACAGTTTCAACCTGACTTTCAAAGCTCGGATTTGCATATTCGCCGAAGTTTACGGATACTTCCAAGCCCTCAACAATACCCTTGCCGTTAAGTTCACCGTCTGCATTGAGTACAACTGCAACAAGGCTTTGAAGTGCGTTCTGCGTAATTTTCACAAGGTTCTGCCTTGTGTAAAGGGTGGTCTTTTCCTTTTCACGCTGAGCATCTGCATTATCAAGCTTCTTCGTATCAATGCCGAGAGTTGACGGCGATATAATGCCCTGTAAGCAGAGGTCGAGGGCAGTAATGTATGAACTCAAATAGCTTTCGTGCTGAATCTGCGGACTTTCGGTGTAAATCCTGTTGCCGTTGCCGTTTTCAGACATATCGTTGCCCACGGTGATAAATCGGTTGTCAAACGGATTTGGCGACATCGGCTGACAGGTTTCGGGATTTCTCGGAACAAGGCAATCAGGCACATACTGCTTTGTTCGGCAGGCTCTGAGTGCGTCCATCCACTGTGACCACACTTCATCAAGGCTGTCGAAAGCGTCTGTTTTTATGCCGATAATGCCCGCACCTCTGCCCTTGTGGCACGATTTGCCGTAAAGGACAGGTACAGCCCACATATATGATTCGTCAAATGTAACGCCCTTTGAATCAATCCACGAAAGAGCGTCAACCGTGTGCAGGTCAATCTCTTTGCCGTTGTCATCGTACAAAGCATAGTGAATATAGCCGTAACCGTATGTTTCTTCAAAACGGTAACGGCGGTGTTTTTGCGTGTAATCGGTGTAAAACTTAACCTCTCGGATTCTGCCACGCACATATGTAAAGTCGATGTTTTCGGCAGGATACCATTCAACAATCGGAACATCTGATACAGCCGTGTCAAAGCTGACCTTAAAAGCACCGTCACCGACAACACATAAGTCACGGAGCATTTGCTTAACCGTGTCGGACAATTTGTTCTGCTTTTCAATGTCTTCCCAACGCTCTGCATAAGCGGTTGAATTTTTACTTGTAACATCTGTGCCGTTGTAGTCGGCAATTACGATATTCACAAGCGTTTCGCAGATGAGTGCCGGCAAACCCGTGTGTATTTTACGGATTTCAAGCCCCTTTGTGCTTTTTGCCGCCCAAAACATAGTTTTGTTTGTATCAATCTGCCTGTACAGCTCCGCAAGCTGTCTGCTGTTGCCCCAATACCAAATGCGATTGATAAAGCACTCGGTCAGATGATTGCTTGTTTCGGTGACGGTAATTGTTTTGTCGCTTGCAGGAGTAATCTGCAAAAAGTTTTTAATTCCCGATCTGATAGATTCAGCCATTCTGTTAATCAGCCCCATTTATTTCACTTCCAATAATATTTTTAAACGGCAGCCACGCATATTGACCGCTGTTAATGCAATGGTCGTGACCGTCCTCGGGTGTGTTGTCTTTATCCTCCCGCCAGCTGTAAATTTCAAACTCGGCAATCGTGTTTTTGCAATGGTCAAGCACAAAATAACAGTCGGTGGCAAGCCAGCCGAGTACAAGATTGATTCGGTCGATAATCTTCGTTTTCTTCCACGCATTTGCAAAGTCATAGACACAGCCGTGCTGTCGCTTATACTTTTGAAATTCGGTAATAGTCGCTTGGTCGGCGCTGTCAATAAAAGCCGTGCGTGCAAAGCCCCATTCATCACGGTTGCGGTCAAGAAAATCAATAAAATTCTTCACCGTGTCACTCGGAGCAATGGGCGTTTGCATTTCAGCGTTGTTATAAACCCTTTCATCAAGCTGAACACACTTGCCGTGATTGGTAATGCCGTAAAATGTCATTGCGATAGTGTCAGGCGACTTCTGCGAATAGGCGGTGTCAAGTCCTGCCGTGAACTGAACAAAGTGTTCCGACTTGCGGTTACAGTTCAAAAACTTTCCTGCCCACTCTTTTGATTTGATGTGTCTTGCCCTCTCAAAATTCGGGAATACAAGCCCTGTTGCTCTGCCACGCAAACCTAAGATTTTATTTTTATAGAGCTTTGTACCTTTCGGTGCAGAGTTCTTTTTCTTTTCAATCTGTTCGGGTGTAAGGCTTAAATTGTCGGCAAAAGAAAAGAACCAATACCGCCAATTCGGTGGTACAGGTTCTTCGGTAAGCTCCGCCATAATCTCGGGAGGAACATCGTTTTCATATTTTTTAAAAGGTCGGGAGCGGTTGACAAACTCCTTATACACAGGCAGGCTCGGATCATCGGGATTCAAAGTGGCAAGCATATAGTCATTACGGGTTGACATCTCTCGGATAAACTCGATATCAGCGGTGTTGATTTCGTCAATATAAACGCACCCAAACTGCGCACCGAGAACCATTTCCCATTTATCCCGACTGCTGTAACCGAGAATATAGATGATTTTGCCCTCAAACTTGATATGCGGCAGCTTGTAATCCTTGTCGCCATTACCACAATAGACAGCGTTGCGGTGCAAGTCAAGAATACCGTTATCCTGCTGAATAATCGTTTCTTCGGCTTTACCCGTTGTCTTGGCGGCAATTGCGTGAAGCTTCTTCGACGATTGCGACACCATTCGCATAAACTTAACGCCTGCTCCGACGGTAGTTTTGCCGGACGCTGTAGTTCCTTCAAGAAATTCAGCCGACACATTTGTTGTGTTGATAAAGTCGATATACTTTTGTGACAGCGGGAATTTGTTACTCACTCAGTCCCTCACCACCCAACTGTCTGAACACATCGGATAGCTTTTCGGACTGCTCAACCTTTGCGTCAACCTTAACGGTGTATTCGCCCGTCATCTTGTTGAGCGTGTCAATCGCCCTGATTCTGTCGGAGGTGTCCTGCCCGTCATTCCTTGCAATGTCGGACAAAGCAACCTGTCTGTCCTTTGCACTCATAATGCGCTCGTCCTTGAGCTTATCGGAAAGCTCCTTGATGTATTTTGAAACTCCAACTTTCTCCAACAATTCATACGCTCTTGCGTTTGCGTAATTTTCGGAATATCCTGCCTGTATCGCACTCTGAACGGTGTTACCGCTCTGCGCATAATATTCCGCAAACTTCCTCTGTCTTGCATTTAATTTGTCTTTCACGGTATCACCGCCTTTCACACTAACACAAAACCGCCCTCAAACGAGAGCGGTCTGTGCGAATTTTTTTAGGGGGACATAAATGCCTATGTCGTTTTGTTGCTTTCTTCAGTTTACATTATATCACCCTGAAACCGAAAAACCGAACAACTTTTACCAATGGTGGCGGTTGCACATAATTCTTATGTTGTCGGGGGTATTGATTCCGCCTGTATCGACTGCAATCTTCGCCCAGCTGTATTTTAAGCCGAGATGCATAAACAGGCAGTTTTCCACAAAATCATCCCGTGAGAGGCTGTTCAGAGCCGAGTTCCTGCGGATTTCAAGGTTCTGAATATCACGCTGAATATCAGCAATCTGCACCACCGCATTGCCCACTCTGTCGGATGTCTGACCTGACGGGACAATTCGTTCACCCAGCGTCACCGCCGTGTTGTCCGCCTCAGCCTGAATCCGTGCCATTTTCGCCCTGAGCCGTGAAATCTCTCGGTTGATATCCTTAATTTCTCTCGCTGTCAATCTATATCACGCTCCTCCTCGTCAAGCATACCAAGTTCCTGCGCCAACGCAACAACAGCGGTTACAATCAAATGCAAATCCTTGCCTTTGATGTTACACATATTAAAGCAAACATCGCCCTCATCGTTATCAAGTTTACCAAAATCAATAACAAGTCCCTTTGTGATTATCTTGCTTTCATTGTTATCGTAATTAACGGTAATGTTTTTAATATCTTTCATTTTCTTCTACCTCGCTTTTAAGCCAATGTTTTGTGCAGTCAATACAGCTGCCATTGAATCGCTTTTCCATAGGACAACCGAAATATGGAGTTCCATATGGACAGGCAAAAAAACTCATACAACTCCGAGCCATTTCGTCAATTGACATCTGTTTGATTTTTTCAAAGTTTGTCATCGTTACTTACCTCTGCACATTATATACCAAGCTGATTACATGCACGATAAAATCCTTCTGCCCATAAATAAACACGAGGATGTATTCGTTTACCACAATCATAAAGCCACTCAAAGTAATCAGCATCAAGTTCAGAACAAAAATCTACAATCAGTTCTGACGGTATAAACTTGTTGCCGTAAATGCAGTTTGAAACTTCATGTTCAAGTTCTTCCCAGACATCATCTTCCGATTCCATATAACACGAACTATGTTCGCTATACGAAGATATTATTTCATCGGAATCAAAATCCTTAAGATTGTATTTAATACTATCTACAACATTTTTTTCGTCATAATAAAACAAATTTGATGCTGTTTGAATCTTGCTTATGTAATACTCAATATCATTTTTCACATAATTTTTAAGATTTGACGGCTTAATTTTGTTAAACCAAGTGGCAATGCTATCACCCAAATCACCGCTAACTACTAAGCTACCTCTTTTCTTATCTACTATGTAATTCACATAATAATCTCCGCTTCCATCAGCCCTTCGCCAATCAATAATTAGGTAACGGTCTGTGTCCTGAATAAGCGTTGCTTTGTGTGTGTTAAATTTCTCGCAGAATTTAGCGATTCTTTCTTTTGTCATTTTCTTCATCTCCTAAAAGTTCTCTTCATCACCTAAAAGTTCGGGATTATCGTAGATATTGCCGATAACAATTGATCGTCCGCAGAAAAACAAATCTAAATCATCAATTAAGTGATGATCGCTCTCTCGTACTACCCATTTATTCTTAAACCAAAGTATTTCATAATTAGTAAGTTCGCCGTCTGAGTTATTGAAAGCAACAATATCCTCTTCAAAAATTTTCTTACCGTTCATGTCTGTGTAGCCAGTGTACTGTCCGACTGTGTCAGCGTCAATATGCCACACATTTGAGCTTTCGTTCTTGTATGGCTCTTTGATTACCAATCCTTTGGGTTCAATACTTAAAAAGCCGTACTTCCATTCGTTTCCGAATTTACCTCTGAATAATATTTCTCTCATCACTCTTCACCGTCCTCAATAGGAATAGGCTGATTCCAGCACCTATAACAGCTAATATACAAGTCACCTTTTTTTGTTTTTGCACAACCCGGAACAGCTCCTAATTTTTTTAGGCAAACCTTTGGTACTCCGTGATCAAGCTCTGCGTTCGGATAATTCTCCAAAAGCTCCGTAAGATATGTCTTTTGCGGATGCTCATCTGACCATTTCTGTACAATACTGATTGCCCTTTTCGGGTACTTATTTTCAATATTTGTGCAATCGTTACCGTGTCTTAAAGGGCAGTCGATACACTCCAAAATGCTTGCACACAGCCTCTCTTTTTCGGCAAAATAATTTGCAGTAATATTACAATCAATCATTTTCTTCATTCTCCTTTAATTTTTCGGTTATTCTTTTGGTTAAGCCGTTTTCGTTGGTTAGGCCTTCTAAGGCTTGGAGGGCATTGATTACGGTTTGCTCGTTGGTTTGGGACTGATACATCTTACGGACGAAGTCGGCGCTTTTCTTTACATTATCCATAATTCTTTGTGAGAGCATACGGTATTCGTCTGCGTTGTTTCTGTCACGCTTATACTCCGTTCTGAGCTTGTCCTGCCATTCAAGGCAGATGTTTATGTCCCAGCCTTTATGACGATTGTTGTAGCCGACCTTTGCAAGCCTTGAAAAGTATTTATATTCGGGCGGAGGAAAGGCTGAGTAATCAAGCTGACCGTCAATTGCTTTATCCTCAAGCTGTTCAAACACCTGTGGATTGTTAAAATCATATTTTTTCATATTACCTCCTGCGGAGGCTTGTGGTGGGTTTGGGGCTATTTTAAAGGACCCTTTCTATATATATAATATTAGTTTATTTTTCTTATACGAAAGGTTAGAAAAACCCGTAAACCCTCCTCAAGCTACCACACTAACAATCTTTATAAATTGAAATTCCGTTGAAATAATTGAAATTTCTTCCCTTTACCTTTTCAAATCGTTTGGCAAGTTCGGTGCTGAATTTGGTATTTGACATACAATATTCGTTGTTATCCCCCGCCCAGCTTGTATAGGCGGCATAGAGCGTGCTTGCCTGAACCGAACCCTCTAACACACATCTGTCCTCGATAAAGGCGGAAATAACATCCATTTCACGCTTGTACTCTCTCACGCTCTGAAGAACGGCAGACGGCATTTTTAAGCCCTCTCTCTGCCATAGAATACAGCCGTCGATACACCATTTGAAAATTGCGGTCATTTCGGCTTTGAGCTTATGTGTAAGGTTCTTATCAACCTTATCCTCGGGAATCTGAACATTGAACGGTATCATATGTATTCTTCGCCATATGCCCGTGTCAGTGCCTCTGATAATCGGTTTATGGTTTGTCGCCATCCACAGCTTAAACTCGGGCTTGAACTCAAATTCCTCGCTGTACAGCTTTCTTGCCGTTACGGTATCGTCACCCGTAAGCTGTTTGAGAAGTCCCTCATTAATTCGCACGCCCTCGTTCGGCTCAACCGAGGTGACAAGTCTTGCGCCCTTTAACCGTGCAATGTCGCTGTTTATGGCACTGCTCTGAGAGTTTCTTACCATAATTGTTTCAGGCTGAATGTTTGCGGCATAATCGCCGAATACATCACGGATAACATCAATGAATGTACTCTTGCCGTTTCGTCCCGTGCCGTAAAGGAAGAATGCGCATTGCTCGGCTGTTGAGCCTGTCAGACTGTAACCGACGGCCTTTTGAATGTAGCGAATAAGCTCCTTATCGCCTGCAAAAATATCATCAAGAAATGCAAGCCAACGGGGACACTCTGCCGTTTGAGAGCAGTCAACCGAAGTAATCTTTGTGAAATAATATTCGGGATTATGTGCCCTCATTTCGCCGTTTTTAAGGTTGATTATTCCGCTTGGGGTGTTTAATGCCATACGGTATTTATCCATTTGTGCCGGAAGTACGGGGATATGGTGTTCAACCTCGTTGAGCATTGCTTTTTTTGATTTGTTGGAACGGCTTGCTTTCATATGCTTTTCAAATGCTTTTGACATATCTCCGCCGTTCTCTTCATCAGCTTGCAAGTACAGCCTTGCTTCGGCTTTCATAGCCTCAACGCTTTTGTCCGCCATTCGCAAAACTACCCCGATATTGTCAACACACCACTTCATTGAATTGTAGTAATACCACTTTTTCTCGGTGTAACAATACCTTACATTATCTCCGAATAAATCAACAAACCTGTCGGCGTTGCCCATATCGTCAAAGGTGTAGGCACGCATTTTTTCTTCGTCAACCGCTTGAACAGCCTTGCCCTCACCGATTGAAATTGAATAATCGTTATGCTGTTTTGGGTTATAGGTCTGCGTACAGCCCGACACAGCCTTTTGCAGGGTTATAATACCGTAGGTTGTACCCGACTGTTTTCTGTCCCACTTGTCACGCATTAAGCCTGATTGTCTGAAAATCGAATCCATCTTGTCGGTGTCGCATCCGCACCAAAACGCAAGCATATTGCAGAATGCCATATCAGCCTCGCTCTGTGACGCATAAGCCGAAAAATCACCGCTGTATAAGGCTCTGAAAAGATTGCCGTTTTTGGCATTGCAGGCGGCTTTTACAATATCGTCAACCGTATTGAGATTAACCTCAATGTTACGGAGCTTAGGCTGTGGCTCTGTTGCCTTGCCGAGATATTTTGAGTGTAACGGCTTTATGCTTTCGGTGCAATCGTTTATGTACGCATATGCAGAGCAGTAATCTCCTGTCACAACGAAAAATCTGCCGTTTTCATACATTTCAAAACCGCCCGAATCATTCTTCGCCTTTCTTCTGCCCTCGGGAAGAGTTCCCTTGCAGATTATGTGAACGCCTGCCTTGCTCTGCGAAAACTCGGTGTAGCTCTGCAGAGTGTTCACAAACTCGCTGATTATGTTGTCAGCTCCGCCGTTTTGGTAGTCCTGAATGTCATTCGGCATATCGTCAAGGTCAACACCGAAAAACGGTGAATTTGAGAACATAAAGCCTATGCCTGAATATTTGGCGGATTCTCTGACTGCTGTTTCAAAGTCTGACCAAGTGTCCGAGTTATTCGGCATTGCAAAGCCACCCGTTCTTGGATTTATCGGTTTCTTTGAAATTCCGCTGTGTGATTTCGGATCGGGATATGACTGCCAGCACACCCAGTTTTTGTAACCTTTCAATTCCTCGGGAACTGCAAAATATTTATTTTTATTTGGGTTTAAATTTGTAAAGCCCATTTTTTCACCTCCATATATAAGGAAAAACACGGTGAAAATTGCACTGTTTCATGCAATTCCCGAAGAAATTTTTTAAAATCAGAACGGCAAATCATCGTCAATCGGCATATCAACAAAGCCCTGATTTGCAGGCTGAGCAGACGCATAACTCTGCTGTGGCTGTGCATAGGCTGTAGCTGTATTGGTTGTCGTCTGCTTTGGAATATGCTTTACAGTCGGATATTTTGTAGGATTTCTCCAGCTTACTCGCTCCTGTGTTTTTCCGTTGTATTCTTCGTGCTTTATAGTTACACGCAACGGCTTATTGACAAGCTCACCGCAGAACTGCTCAAGGCTGTCGTACTCCTTGCCATCGGGAAGTCCTGCCGCCTTGCCGAGTGCCATAATCTGACCATAGCTGTATCCCTTGACCTGCAAGTCTGCGTTTGTAGGCTCTTTCTTCTTCCACAATGTATCAAATATATATCCGTTTTTATAGTTCTGCTCAACATCATTTCTGATTACCATTGAGATGTTCAGATTTTCTTTGCCATTCTTTGTTACTCTCTCCTCAACCTTAGCGATAAGACACTCATAATCGCCCTCGGGTTTGAGTGAGTTAGACTGTGCCGCCTCGCTCCAATTTGCTTTAAATCCCATAATTTTACTCCTTTGTAATTAACTCTATCGCCTCATCGGCACTTCTGCACACTCCTGCAACAGCGCCGTTGAGTTTCATCATCTGTATAAATTTCTGTTGTTTTTCGGTAGGTCTGCCCTTGGGAGTTTTAACCTCGATAAAAACCGCTCTTCCGTCTGATTTTCTGACACCGAACAAATCTGAAAATCCGGGCGGAACTCCCGCATTGAAATATCTGCCGTCCTTTGTAAAGCCTGCACCTACATTTATACGGAAAATATCGCAGTACGGTGCAATTGCAATACGGATTTTGTTCTGAATTGCGTGTTCTTCTGTCAAGCTATCATACCTCTCTTTCGTGCCTGAAAATATGCCCAGCCTGTTTTGTAGCCGTGGCTTTTTGCGTATGCAAGCAAGTCCGCATAGCTGTGGCAATCATCGGGTGTGCTGAAATCAAGCTTGAATCCCTCAACCTTAATGAGCTTTGCGGTGGTATCGGTTTCAACGGTCCTTTCGGCTGTCGGGAAAACATAACCGCAATGCGGACACACGGCTTTCTGCCCTGCCGGCGGTGCTGAAAATGTAAAGAAACATTCGGGACATTGTCTGACCTTTTCCTCCTGCTCCTTTTCGATTTTTTTAACACTCAGCTTTTTGCGTTTTTCAAGCGTCCATTCTCGGTCGTCATCAGGCATTCCGTGCCTTGCATAGTTGCCCACATGGTCAATGATTACCGCCCTTTTGTTTTGCTTATAGCGCATACATCGCATTGACTGCTGAATGTAAAGCGTAAGGCTGTGAGTAGGTCGGAGCAGAATTGTACATTCGCAGTCGGGCACATCAAAGCCTTCTGAAATCAAATCCACATTGCAGAGGATTGTAATTTTGCCGTTCCTGAAATCGGCTATAATCTGTTCTCTCTGTGCCTTTGGAGTTGCTCCGTCAATATGCCTTGCGGATATACCTGCGTCACAAAAAGCCTTCGCTGTTGCAAGACTGTGCTTTACCGAAGAACAGTAACAGACGGCTTTCTTACCGTCTGCAAGCTGTTTGTAATATTTGATAACATCACCGAATACCGTGTTTTTTATCATTGCCTTTTCAATGTCGGCGGTGACATACTCGCCCATTTTGGTGTGTAAACCCGTAAGGTCGGCGACACTCGGAGCGTAGTAGTCATACGGGGCAAGGCAGTTATGCTCAATGAGCCATTTTGTACTCACCCCGATTATGAGCTTGTCGTTGACATCGCCCAAACCGTCACCGTTTAATCGGACAGGTGTTGCGGTGACGCCAACCCTCGGAACATCTGAAAAATGTTCGTAAATGCGTTTGTAGCTTTGTGCAAGGCTATGATGATTTTCGTCTGTGATGATAAGTGCGGGTTTTGGCAGTTTCTTCAATCTTCGTGTAAAGGTCTGCACCATACCGATTTGGCACAAATCCATAAGCACACCCCAGCGGACAAAGGTTCTGAATATTTGGTCAACAAGCTCTCTCCTGTGAACAAGGAACAGCACCCGTTTCCCGTTCCAAGTTGTTCGTCTTGCAATTTCTGCAACAATGCAGGATTTTCCGCCGCCGCAACCGAGAACTATGCAAGGGGCTTTGTAACCATCTCGCCAAGCCTGTCTTACCTGTTCAACAAGGTCATTTTGATACGGTCGAAGTTGCATTGTCTGCACCCTCTCTCTGCTTTTCCTGTTTCTTCTGCTTTATCAGCTTTGCAACACACTGCATACAGAGTTGTCTGCCGTAATTTTTTGTTGTGCCGTCAATGATCTGTTTAACGGTGCGTTTGCCGTCCGAAAGTATCGGTGCTTTGCACTCATCACAATACTGTTCGGGTTGCATTGAATAGTATGTTCTCAATGCTTCATCAACAATTTTAAGGTCATTTGATATGTACATTGAATCAAACAAGCCTATCGGACTTTTACAGGTATCGTTACCGTCCGTTTGTGTTGCAAAAAGATACTTGCCGTCAACGACAACAGTTTTCAAAACCGTGGTAAACATTCCCTCAACCGAGATTTTTTCGTCAAGCAACTTGCCGATTGTTTTAGCTTTCTGTCTGCCGTTTTCGTCGGTTTCAATATGGCTGAGAAAATAAACAATCGTGTCATTCGGGAGAGTTTCAACCTCTTTCACAAGCTCCCAAAAATTTTTACCGATATCGGTAAACTTCTGAAAGCCTGTTTCCTTGGCTCTTCTCATATACTCGTTAGCCATGAGATACTGTGCGTCATCAACTGCAATCGACTTACATTTCTGCTTTTTGATAAAGTCCTCAATATCTATGTAGTTGTCGGAATTGATTGAAGAAGTAAATTTGGTTCTGAACGGAAGTGATTTTCCGTTTACATTCACAAGAGCCAGTTCATTTGCTTTGAAATTTCTTAAAGAGGCAGATTTTCCGCTGCCTGAATATCCTAAAACCAATATAGGTAATCCCATAAATAACACCTCACTTAATACTTAACGACTGCTTGGCTTCCATATGTACGAAGGGGATTTCTTCGCCCTTTTTGCAGAGAGCCTTGACATCATTCTTTTTCACTTCGGGCATACTGTACTTTAAGAGGTGGTCAAGGTTGTGTTCCTCCGCCCACTCAACAAATGAAATTTCATCATCAACAACAAGGCTCGGAGCGTTCTTTTTAAGCGACATAACCGCTCTCGGCATATCAATCTTCTGTCTGCCGAGTGCCTGCATTGACTTAAACAGATAGGTTTTAAGGCTCTCCGCCTGTTTTTCTTTTTGTGACTGTCTTTTTGCAATTGCCGCCTTTTCGGCTTTAAGCATTTTAGCCTCGGCAAGAAGCTGTTTGTAGTAGATTGCAATACTCTCAGCTTTCTCGTCAAATTCGCCCTCAATACCCGTGAGAATATCAAACCACGCTGTCAACATCTTGTTGCGGTATGCGTCCACATTGGCAATAATATTACCGTCATCATCAATCGGCATTCCGTCTGCATTCGTATCGGGTTCCCATTCGTTGATAGCGTCAAACTGATTAAATAAATCCGAGTACATCTCGGTAAGCTCATAAAGTTTCATTGTTGCTCCCCCTTAAAGATTTATGTTTTGTGTGGCAAGTGCCTCTATTAAATGTTCAACCTTGCCTTTGAAAAATTCCTTGTCCTGTGACTGCTTGGCGAAATTGAGCATACGGACAAAGCTGTCATATGCAATTGAAAAATATGCCTTAAAGACATCCTTGTCATCTGATGGACCGTCGGCAGTTTGAACATTTTGCAGCCTTTCTTCGTACTCCTCTTTCTGCTTGCGAAGAGCCTCCTGTTTTTCATCCTCAAGCTGTTTTCTGACGATTTTTTCGTTATTGCGATACTCCGCTTCGAGCTCGTCATAATGCTTAATGTTCTCTCTTTCCAAAGCCTTAATCGTTTCGTTAAGTCTGCGTTCATTGTCGCTCGGCTCTGCAACGGCAACTTCGATAGGACGGCTTTCAAGCTCCTGAACTTTATTCGTTAGCTTGAAATTTTTGTTCTTTTCCTCTGCAAGCTGATTTTCAATATTGCGGTAGCTTTCTTTTGAAGTGTCCGCCTGTTGCTTGTAATAGTCGGCGTCTTTCTTAGCATTATTTAGCTGTCTGCAATAGTCAATGCTTTTGTCGGTTGCCTCCTGCTTTTCAGCTTTAAGGCTGTCAATTTCAGCCTTTAACTGCTTGACCGTTGTGTTTTCAAGGTCAAGCTTTTCGGCAATTTCAGCCTGTTCGGGTTCGCTTATGGTAGATAAAAGATACAGTTTACTTACTCCCAAATGTTTACTCGAGTAAACATTTTCAGAGGTATTTTCTATAATAGAAATATACTTATGTGCCTGTGTTCTGTTAAAACCTACCTCTGTTTCGCAGTAGTCCTCAAAGTTCTGATATCCAAGCTCCTTGTACAGCTTGTTGTCACGCATTGTTTTAAGTCCGTTGCACATATCCCATATGTTCTGCTGTGCAAGGTTAGCGCTGACAATTATCTTCTGATGCAGTTCAATTGCCTGCTTATGCTGTTCGCTTACTGTTATTTCTGACATTTTTTATATCCTCCAAAAATTCAGCGTATTGCTTTTCAAATTTCTTGATTTCATCCGGCTTTTTAAATCCGCTGTCACGCTCATTTTTGTAACCGTGGCACTGCATTATTTCCAATGTTTCGGGATTTACTTCAATCGTAAAAAACGGGATTTTCGGTTTATCTTTATGACGAATGAAAAGTATTATCGTGTCACCTCTTGCGTGCCGTCTTACATATCCGCCGACGCAATGCTTAAGAATTTTGCCCTCTGAAATAATTTCTTCGCCTGTTGTAGGCGCAAGCATTACAAGATTTTGCGTGTCCATCAACAGAGGCTTAAGAGTTTTTGCCCTCTTAGCTATCATTTCCGCTTCAGTCTTATTTGTGTAATAAGCAACCTTTTCAACGGCTCTGTCGTGTGCTTGTTCAAGATGAGCAGGCATCAGCTCCTCAATTCCCTCGGGAAGTCTTTTGCAGTTGTCGAGGTAATCCTTCCACAGCATTACTCTCTGATAATTTTCGCCGTACTTCAGAATCTGCCTATATTTAACACCGGCATCGTGAATTTCGTTGACGGCGAAAGTTCCGAGCTTTGACAGACCGCTTACAAAACCGCTTGCGTTCTGAATGTTCGGTTCTTCTTTAATGATGTTGCGGTAAAGCTCAATTGCGTTTGCGTCATATTCGGCAAAGCTGTGCATGTCCGTCTTGCGACACCCAAGCATTTTAAGCAGATTGTTTTCTTTCCAATGGATTTTGTTCAGCTTTAGCTGACCGTTTATCAATAGGTCTGCAATCCTATCAAATCCGCCTTTAATCAAATACTCTGCATTGTTGTGTCGGACATATAAGTTAAGCCACTTTAAGATTTCGTGAACCGTGTACCTATCTGAAAGCTCGTACGCTCCCGAATATTTAAGGTCTGTGTGAGCAATTACATCAAGATTCAGGAGCACCGTTTGTCCCCAGTCGGACAGCAAGGTTTTTTCTGACGGTCCCCAATACCAGCCCAAACCTTGTGCAGTATATGGGATAATTCCATCACTTTTCATAAGATGAAACGAACCGTAATCGTAAGAGAACCGTTGCATTGCGTGCTGTTCATATATGTATAAGTATTCGTTCACAAAAGTATATTCCGGTAACATTTCAATAGGATTTTCATTGTACAAATCATCGGAAAATAACTGATATGCCGTTACAAATCTGATGTACAGCCTGCCGTCAACAGCAAAGCAAAAACCAAACTTGCGACTTCTTTCAAGTTTTTTTCTGCCGTAGTGCAGGGCTTTTGCTTTTACGCTTTCCTTGCAATGACCGCAGACAAATTCCTGATTATGACAAAGTCGGAGCTGTTCGCCGATGTGCCAGCTTTGACAGCTTGTGCAGAAATAGTCGCAGGTTCTTTTGCTTTTATTTTCGTAGAAAGCATACTGCGGAAAGTACATTGCTATCTGCTTTTCATGTTCATCTGTCAGGTCAGGAATCTTATTAAGCAGGCTGTCAGGATTTTTAATCATGCTGACACCTACCAATCTATAAGATTGCCGAGATCAAGAGTTACCGGATCCGTTTTCTGCTCTGCGACATTAGGTTCTTCAAGTTCGTATTCAGACATATGTATCTGCATTGTGAAAGTAACCTTTGCTCCGGGGAAAATCTTACCGACAATCTGCTGATACACATCAAGGTCGGAAACTGCAGCGGGGAGCTTCTTTCCCACTTCGTCAATCAGGTTTTCAAGGTTTTTTGCAGCCGTAACGGCTCTTGCAAATTCCTCGTTCTGCGCCGAAAATTCGCAGAGCATTTTCTTTACCGGCTCAAGAATTGCTTTAGATTTATGGTCTTTAAGATTTTTTTTGTTGCACAACTTGATTTTTTCTGTTGCAGAGGATATAATTGAATCAGGTTTATTGTTCTTTGTGCTTGTGGCATTCACAGTGTCGCAGGCACTTTTTTTATTGCTCATTTCTCCACCCCCACACATTCAAAGCCGAAGGATTCGGATTCGGGCGTTTCAAGGGCTTTGAGCTTGCGTTTTAGCTCTCTGTTCTCGTGACGATAACCGCTTGACGCTGTTTTTTCGAGTGCAAGGTCCGTTCTTGCGTTTCTTAGCTCAATGCTGAGATGTCTGTTCTCTGCTCTGAGGTTTTCCACATCTTTGAGCAGTTTCCTTTTTGTCGGGTAGTTTCTTAACCACATTGTTAATGCTCCTTTATGTATTGTCTGATTTCTTCCTTATCAAATCGCCAAAGCTTTCCGATTTTGTGGGCAGGAAGAACGCCCCTTTGTGCAAGCCGTGTTGTATAATCAACATTAAGTGCAAGCAACCGTGCCACATACGGCACATCAATTATCACCGGCACTTCATCCCAATTGATGATAGGTCTTTCTCTCGGCATATGTACACCTCCTATTTTTCGTTGGTAATTTTGTCTGAAACGATTTCGACTGATTCAACATCAGCTACGCTGAGTGCCAGTTTGAGCAGTACAACCTCGCTGACCGTTCGTGTTATCTGATAGCTTGTAACTTACGGAATTTCTGTTCCGTCAATTTCAAGAAGGAACTTTTCCTTTGTGTCAATAAGTTTAAGTTTTGCCATTTTCTCACCTGCTTTCTGTTTTACCTATCTTGATTTCTACACTCAAAGCCGTTAAGAGCCTGTCGGCATTTTCAAGAGAAATACTCTTTTTGCCTTTTTCCCAATACTGAATAGCTCTTTTAGTAAAGCCTGATTCCTTAGCAAGCTCGCTTTGCGAAAAACCTTTCTGTTTTCTGCTTTTGAGCAATATTTCAGCAAATTCATTGATGTGCATTGATTTCACCAACTTTCTATGATATACTATATGTAGTGACGAACAGCAATTCATTACACTATATAGCGAAAGTGAGGTGTGCATTGTGCTGAGTTTTAAAAAATGGTTAAGCAAACAAGTTGTTATCGGTAGTGATGTTACATACAACACAGCTAATGACATAATCGCCGACAATAATTTTCCTGAGAGTGTTTGCAAATTTGTAATGCTTGATTATCTTGAAAAAAATGCCGATGATAATACAATTGTTGTTTTTGATGATTTTTACAGAGATTATATTAAATACATCACTCAGAACACCTACCCTGTGGATTAACAAACAACACAATTGTTCCCGTTGGATATCTTTTATCCACATTCTTTGCTTTGTGTAATATGCCGTACGATTCGGTAGTTGTATAACTATCTACATCTTCCCTATTGCTCAGCTCTTCTATCAACTGAGCGGTGGGGATTTTTTTTAATTCATTCATCTTCTTCACCTCTTTTCAGCTAAGTCCGTTTAATGGGACTGTGATTGTGGTATTATTGATTGTGTTGCAAATATCTTTTGCGAATGTTATAATCGAGCAAAGGAGCTGATTATATGTGGGTAATAATTAGTGGTATTTTAGGCATTGCAGGCTTTTTAATATCTTTAATAAACCTGATTAACTATTTTGTTTCGCACAAAGTGAATTTGGAAATCACAATGCTTGAATACGCATACAAATTAGGCGTGCAGGGAAAGAAAAGACTTTTCATTCATTATAAACTTAACAATAAATCGCAACTGCCTATTTCTGTTACCGACATTCAATTAGTTCTGAACGGCATAGAGTACACCGAAGATTACAACACCCACGAAGTTAATTCTTATCATCACAAGGCAAAAGGTGTTGATGAGTATGTTCCGACATACAATGAACATCTGCCTATCAATCTTGAGTGCCTACATTCTCATTCGGGTTACCTCGTTTTTGTAATTCCTGAAGATAATTCTCCAAATCTCGATAAAGGTCTGACTTTTCAAATTCGCACCAATCGGAATAAGGAAGTACAAAAGAAAGTGTCATTGAATGAGGTGGTAACGCTCCGCTCCACTCTACCTTATCAAAAGTATAAAAATCTTTTTCTAAAGGATAAGGTGGAACATAAGGTGCACTGACAGTCTTGGTGACTGTTGGTGCTTTTTCTATGTTGAATAAATTATTAAAAAATCCCATTTTCTCACCCCCTTAGTTTTGGTTGGGTTGCAAGATTTTTATTAAGTTCACGAACCGTGTACTTAATTTGTAAAAAAAAGTTCCTCAATTGTAGTATTGAGAAATCTCGCTATTCTCAACTTAACCTCATCACGAGGAATTCTCTGACCTGTTTCATACATTGATAATGCGGATAAGCTGATTTTTACTGCATTTGCAAAATCTTCTCTTGAGATATTCTTGCTTTCTCTCAAGGTCTTGATTTTCTTGCCTATTACAGAAGCGTTCATTTTTAATCACCTCCTTGTTAAGTTCACATATCGTGTACCATTATGTTATCACAAGAATTTATGTTTGTCAACACATTTTGTGAAAAATTTTTCTTGATTTATTTCACAGTTCGTGTTATTATGTAGTAAAGAAAATTTCACAAGGAGTGATTTTATGTTCTCCGATGTACTCAGACAATTAAGGTTAAATGCAAGCCTAAATCAAGAAGAACTCGCTAAGAAATTAGGTTGTTCTAAAAGTGCTATCAGTATGTATGAAAATGGCACAAGGGAACCTAACCTCGAAACATTAGAGGCTATTGCCGACTATTTTAATGTTGATATGAACACACTTACTGATTCAAAAACTTCTGCTGAACTTAATTCAGAACTTCAGGAATACCTTGAAGAACTCAAAAACAGAAGTGAAATGCGTATGCTGTTCAGCCTTGCAAAAGGTGCTACAAAAGAAGATGTTGAAAAAGCTGTTCGTATCATTGAGGCATTGCAAAAGGATGAATGATTATTGGGCGATATTTATATTAGAGGAATCGAACTGCCGCTGACTGTAAAAGGTGTTACTGTTGTGGATTCAGACGGTAATTTCAATGTTTACATAAATATTTTATTAAGCCATGCTGTTCAGCAAAAAGCAACAAAACACGAATTGAAACATATTAAATCAGAACATTTTTATGATTATGAGCCTGTTGTTTATAACGAACTTGAGGCTAATGCAATTTAGATAAGCAAAAATCTCAACGCAAAACAATACTTTAATCAAGCAATTTATTAGAAGATAATGAAAAAATTTGCTTGATTTATCAATTTTTTCAAAAAAAATATCTTAAAAATCTTGAAATTATTACTTATAAGTAATATTATACTCATAAGGGGCATAACTATGGATGAGGTGTATTTAAAAAAACAAGTGAATGACAGATACAGCAACATCAGATTTTCTGATGATTGCATTTCTGATATTACTGAAATAATTAACGAATCAGGAAATGAGTTATCCTTTTTAAAGAAATTTTGGCGTACTCTTAACATATTAGATGAATACAAGGATATGGCACCAATAAAGATGTCAAAACTTTTTGAAAGTCTGAAAGGACACAGCAACTTATACTCCATGAAAATAAAATTAAAATTGAATATAAGAATATTATATTCAATAGACAAAAACGGAACAATACTGTTGTATGGCTTTTATGAAAAAGGAGGAAAACGAATAACGGATTACAACAACGCAATACCAATAGCATTGGAACGATATAAGGAGAGTAAAAAATGAAAAACACAAAAACTATGACTGATTTTATTCAAACCTTTGCCGGCAGTTTATCTAAAGCTCAGATTAAGGCTTCTTACATTATTTCTGACATATCATCAAAAATTACAATTGAAAGATGTAACAGAGATATGACACAGAAAGAATTTGCTAAGTTTATGGGCGTTACACAAGGAATGGTTTCAAAATGGGAAAGCGG